CGTTTGAAGGACAAAGCCTAAACCAAGAAGATTTCAAATCTTCTTCTCTCTCCCGAGCTTTATGCGCGGACTCATCATCTTCTATACTCATCTTATCTGCACCACACAGTAAACCCATATTATAATAGGGTATATGTTTAAAATATTTTTCGGTGCCCCAGATTGTTGTATGTTCTTTATACTTCATGATTTTGGTGTTAAGCATGACAAAATGCTGACTTGTAAAGTTTTTTCCCATAGAAGGGATCAAGCCAGCAGCTTTCACACAGCGCTTCCAATAGTCGTAGCCCCTAAGACTAATCCGGAATGCAACATCATCTCCATTAATAAGGATGGAGGAGTCATCTAACCCCAAGGCCATAGATAGGGGAAGAAGCGCACGATCATGAAGATCTTTTTCTAAGGCGTATCTGGTAACCGCGGCATTGACAATACAGAGAATCGGGAAAGAAGTGGGCGAACCCATCAACTGACCCCATTTCTGAGGGAGAATCTCAAAACCCTTACGGAATGCATGGGAGACTAGGGTTCGTTCGAATCTTTCAATCCAATCTACATCCCAATCTCCATTCAAACCGATTTGTCTGCAAGCGGCTATAGAGAGGAAAGGATTTAGATTATCAGTGGCGGCCTTGAAATCGCCACTAACAAATACCTCTCCCTCTTCCAGAACACCAATTTTATCCATACAATTCTGTTCATCAAACGTCTTTCCAATCAATTGGAACGTTGGTGACTTTCTTAAATGGCTGTGAACGGACTTTTGAATATACTTGGAAAGATAATATTCACCTTCAGGACCGCAAGTAATAACGCGGACCTTAAATGGCTCCTTTAGGCCAATAGGTTTAACAAGTAATTCGTCCCCAACACCATTGATTTCCTTCAACTCCTCTTCCCACTCCAGTTGAGCATTCAAGAGACGATTAAACCGTAATCGGTTCATCTCTGGAATTCTTAAAACTCCTTCCTCTTCACAACACTCCTCGTCATTATCCTTGGCACAAGATGGTAAGTCTCGTCTAGGATTCTTCTGCGGGCCCTCATACACAAATGTACGAGTTTTCGGCGGACGATAAAAGTATGTGATAGGAAGTGGCTCAAATTTCTGGACTGGGATATCAGGATCAGGCTTGCTGGTAAATCGGTCTGTCGTAACACCGAGAATGGCACCTAAGGCACCACGTTCATCTCTCCTTGTATTTAAATGGGCGGAGACAGAGGGAACTTGGAATGTAAGTTCTCCTTTGCACCACCCTTCAGGAAAGATCTCATGAACGGTCCTTTGGACCTCTCTAACCAAAAGATCTATAGAGATCTCTGGATCAGACTGTTCGAGCGATTTATCAGTAATCAAATTATTCACAGCATCTTCAACACTTTGCATAACCTTTAAAGTAGAAACTTCAGGGGCGGCCTTTTTCATATTAGAAATAGTCCAGATCTTAAAAAGATCTTCATCGCCCCATTGGTCTAAGTTTCTCCTCTGCAGGCCAAGGAGGTATCTTCCTGGTTTCCCCCCTAGCAACATGTTGGATTTTTCACCATCATCCATCCATACGGGTCGTGAGGGCAGCTCTTCTTGCCCGACCCCTTTTGCAAAATAGTAACAAAATTTGAACTTTAGGAACTCCTCACCGAGGTCCACGAAATTCAAGTGCAAAAGCTTAAAGACTAAATCTTGGTATGGTTTCATCATATTATCACTTTTTATTCCCAACTTCGACAATGTAGAACCAATTAAAATCACTTGGTCCATTGTCTTCACAAACACGTTCCTGGAGTGCTCAATTTTCAACCACGTCTGAATAATATTCAGGCGTTGGCGATTGATACACTCTATCGTAGACTCCTTTGTCTTTGTATGCTCAACCAACTCCATCGTCTCAAAAAGCTTCTTCTTAAGCTTCTTGATCTTTTGATGGTTGATTCTGTTGCTACACAAGGTACTGTCTTCGTCAGGGTTTAAGAGAACACCCTCGACGTTTTGGTACCACGAATGCAGATTTTCTGAAAATCTTCTGCAAACAGGAACGGCTTCCACCCCGGACTGTGATTCATAATAATTGATCACATAATCCGGGGATCGGGAGAAGTTTATAACTCCTTCTACCAGCCAGAGTAATCGTTGATAGGTGTCAAGGCGACACCCATCAAAGAGATGCTCAGAACTTTCCCAAGACCGCCACAATACTTCATTACGAAGCTTTGCGATGGATCCTCGATCATTAACATCGATTGAGG